AAATCTTCTATGGAAGCTGCGGCTAGTAAATTAGCTAAAGCTAGAGAAGATGGTGATTTGAAAGCTGAGATTGCTGCTCAAACTGAAATATCTAAATTAGGATATGAAGAAGCAAGATTAGCTGAGATAAAAGCCAGACCTGAAACAAAAGCACAAGAAACTGAGGTAAAACAACCTCAAGCTCAACCTGCTCCAATTCAGGAACAACCGATCAACCCAGATCCAAAAGCTCAATCTTGGGCTCAAAAGAACTCATGGTTTGGTCAAGACGAGGCTATGACTTATACCGCATTCGGCTTGCATAAAAAGCTAGTTGAAGAGGAAGGTTATGACCCACAATCGGACGAGTATTATTCTGAAATAGATAGAAGAATAAAACTTGAATTCCCGCATAAATTTGGTAGTGTAGATAGAAATACGACAAGTAAACCTACTCAAGTTGTAGCTTCGGCTAACAGAAGTAGTAAACCTGGTCGCAAATCTGTACGACTCACACCGTCACAGGTAGCAATTGCTAATAAATTAGGTGTGCCACTTGAAGAATATGCGAAACAATTAAATTTAATCACGAAGGAGTAAAAGCATATGAGTAACGAAAACGAAAACAGAGCTTCTCGTGCGAGTCAGACTAGAGAAAAAGAAGCTCGAAAAAAAGTCTGGACTCCACCGTCATCTTTAGATGCACCCCCGGCCCCTAATGGGTTTCGACATAGATGGGTGAGAATAGAATCTATGGGTTTCCAAGATACAAAAAACGTATCTGGAAGATTAAGATCAGGTTACGAAATGGTTCGTGCTGATGAATACCCAGATTCAGATTACCCAGTCATTGGAGAAGGTAAATACGCGGGAGTGATCGGAGTTGGTGGCCTTGTGCTGACAAGGGTACCGGAAGAGATTGCGCAATCAAGAGCTCAATACTATGCAGAGCAAGGTAGAGAGCAAGATCAAGCAGTTGAAAACGATCTCATGAAGGAACAGCACCCAAGTATGCCGATCAATGTTGATCGACAGACACGTGTAACTTTTGGTGGTACTAAGAAATAGTTTATTAACAATTTCTAAACCAACAAAATAAATTAAAATAATAGGAGTAAAACTATGGCAAACAAAGACGCTGCTTTTGGTTTAAAACCAATAGGCAAAGTGGGTCAGAACGCTGATAACGGCGGGTTAAGTGAATACTCTATTACTAACAATGATAGTACAGCTATCTATTTCCAAGATGCAGTTAAAGTAACTGCTGCTGGAACTGTAGATTTAGCTGCTGCTGGAGAAGGTAATTTAGCAGGTTCACTAAACGGTGTTTTCTACACTGATCCATCAACTCAAAAGCCAACATGGGCAAATCACTATGCTGGCAGCATTGCTGCTGCTGACACAGTTGCTTTTGTGGCTGACGATCCTTACCAAAGGTTCGAAATCCAATGTAACTCAACTTTAGCGGCTGCTGATGTATTTGCAAATGCAAACATCACTGTGGCAGCTGGAGTGGCGGCTAATTATGTTTCTAAATCAGAACTTAATAAAGCTACTTTGGATACAACAAACACACTACAGTTGAAAATAGTAGGTATTAGTAAAGACCCAGAAAACAGTGACACTTCAAGTGCCAATGTTAATGCGGTAGTTCAACTTAATACACACTATGCTAAATCAACTACAGGCTTATTAGCATAAGGAGTATAAAATATGGCTATATCACGATCACAACTAGTTAAAGAACTAGAGCCAGGTTTAAATGCTTTATTTGGCCTGGAGTACAAACAATACGAAAACCAACACGAGCAAATCTATACGAAGGAAACTTCGGACAGAGCTTTTGAAGAAGAAGTTATGTTATCAGGTTTCGCTCAAGCACAGGTTAAACCTGAGGGTTCTGGTGTTACTTTTGACAATGCTCAAGAGACTTTCACTGCAAGATACACTCATGAAACTGTAGCTTTAGCGTTCTCAATCACTGAAGAAGCGATTGAAGATAACTTGTATGACAGATTGTCTTCAAGATATACAAAAGCGTTAGCTCGTTCAATGGCACAAACAAAACAAGTTAAAGCTGTTAATCCTTTAATTCAAGGATTACCAACTACTAACAATTACAATTCAGGCGACGGTGTTTCTTTATTTAACACTGCTCACCCAACAATTGCTGGTAGTTACAAAAACACTTTAACTACTCAAGCTGACTTGAATGAAACTTCTCTTGAACAGTCTTTAATCGACATTGCTGCGATGACTGATGAGAGAGGTCTTAAGATCGCTGCTAAAGGAATGAAAATGATCATTCCAAGTGAATTACAATTCACAGCAGAGAGATTAATGAAGTCTGCACAAAGAGTTGGAACTGCTGATAATGA